TCATCGAGCGGCTCCTTGATCACGAAATGGCGATGCCTCGATTTGGGATGCTTCGCGTTTTCAATTTTCTGTTCAATGGGTGTGAGATGTGGATTCATCCACCATTTCTCTAACTGCTCCTTGTTCGTCAATATAACAGCGGCCGCTCCAATCACGGCGGCCAGGATCACACCCCAGAATCCCCACTTGTATCCGACATTCGCCTGGCGCGCTTGCTCCTTCTCCTTCTCGCGCTCGTAGACATAGGCGATGAAGTTCACCAGGCCGCCATGCCCCAGATAATCCTTGTCGAAAATTCGGTTGTATTTGTTGATCTCGCTCTTCAAGTGATTGATCGCTTCGATCAAGCCCTCGATGTTGCGCGCGGGATCCCCGCGGAGGATGAGGTCGACCTTCTCTGCTTTGCGCCGGAGTTTCTCCAGATCGATGTCCGCCGATTTCTGCGCGCTGTTTAAATTCACCAGTCGCGCATCGACGGAATTGTTCCAGTCCTCCCTGCGCTCTTCCAATCAAGACACCGCCTCTAATCCGAATTATCCACGTTGGTCAGCACCGCGAAATATCCGACGGCCGTCAGGATGGGTTTACCGCCCAGGGTGGCCTTGCCCTGGATCTGAAAGAGTCCGATCTGTGAGAGATCCGTGTTGTAAACGGTGTTGTAATAAATCTGGCCGTCGGTGCCGTCGGTCAGAAACGTCCCGTCAAAATTCTGAGAGGTCACCGTGTCGGGGTAGAGCAACCCGATCAGGAGATCAGACGCGCCGGCGATGTTCAGCGGGACCGGCACGTTATTGTTGGCGGCCGTGGCGATTGGGTCGATGAATTGGACAATGAGCTGGACAACGGCGCCGTATTGAAACTGCTGCATCTCCTGGGGAATCATTTAAACCTCCAACCTGAAGGGCTCCTCGGTCTGCGCCGGGAGCTGGAATGTTCCCTGCTGGCCGGCGCCGAGCTGAAAGATGTTCTTGATCCATGCCAGAAGCTGGAATAGCTTCGGCGGGAATATCGGGAGATTACGGAAAAAAGGTCCGCCTGGGCGGCCGCCCAAGGCGTAAAGCTGAAGCGCCACCGTTCGTCGTCCCGAAAAAGCCATTAGAGCATCACGAACGTATCGCCTGTGGTGGGTGCATTGGTCAGCGCCGTCACAGTGATCACGCCGCCGGTCGGATTATAGGCAGTGATATTCGTCTCCTGTCCTATGTTAATGCCGGACGTGAATGCGATGATGCGGCCGACATAGGCCTGCGCTGGGGCAGAAGGAAGATTGGTGGGGAAGGATGTCGTCGAAATACTTCCGGATCCAACTGCACCATTCGGAACAATCACGGTACCCGCAGCTGCCATCCCGATGGGAGCTGCTCCATTTCCGGCGATCGTCTGGATATTGGATCCTTGGCTCTGCATGAGAGTCAGGAAGGTGTCTCCGCCCGGAAGGCCGGGCAACGTCGGCGTTGCCCCGTTCTGTTGGTAGACGAAATCATTCGAGAGCACGCCGGCCGCGATGCCAGAGGGATAGGCCACCGAATAGATTCCGCTGCTCACATACTCAACGAATGGGACCGCATAGTGCGCCCAGTTCCCTTGATTGTAATTCTCCCAGCCAGGCGTGTCCTTGTTCCAGAATTGGCTCGTCGCGACGTTCTGAATCACGACGAAAAGGTTTCTGCCTGGAAGATAGAGCGTAATCAAAGGCGTGCTCATCGCATCCTCCGGGCCGTGATCCGTCCATAAATTTGTGGTGTCGCGGCGGTGTAGGTCGCTTCCATTTTGAAATAAACTGTTGTGGGCGTGCTGAATGAAAATCGCTGATTCATGGATCCCACTCCATTGAAAACCGCTCCTGGCTGCGATGTTTGAATTTGCGTATCACCAAAAGGAGAAGGAGCAGTGTTCCCAGAGGTAGTCGATAAGCCTATACGGGAATCCGTGACGGTCGCCCCATTGGCTCCGGTATTTGCATAAAGCCAGACTTCCCAATCACCCGCTGTCAATGCTATCGAAGTGGCGTCTCCCCAATTGCCGCTCGTTGGTAGATTGACGGCAGAAGCTGCTGCGGAAATCCATTCTCCGACGTTGCCAGCCGTTGCGCTGCTTCCATCGGTCACTCCGACGATTCCTTGCGGGACCTGTATATAGTTTATAGGTGCATCGCCAGGAACGATCATAACGTTGTCGTAAAAACTGTTCTGGAGGGAACTGAGAATGTTCGATCCCAACGTCACCGACAACGAAGTGACGGATGATGAGATATAGCGTGTGACCGAGAGCTGTTGCCAGCCGGCACCTGCGGAGCTTGCCGTCGAAGTGCTTCCACCCACGTTATCGGTTATACTGATCGTCTGCGCAACGTTTGAATTAACCCACGCTGTCAATGTGACCGATGATCCGAGATAAGGCTGATAATTAGGAATTGATTGCCGCAGACCGTAATAGGTATTGTTCTGAAATCCTGTAACGGTGATTTGCGCACTGTACTTAGCATTGTGGGTTGTCACTGTGTTTTGAGAAACGAACCAGCTCCCGCCGAGTGTTAAATTCGAGCTCATCAACCAGCTGGAAGCAACCGCAGTGCCGAGAGCGGGGCTGGTGGAGCTTGTCCCGTTGTACCACCCATCGAAATTCGGATTGATAATTGCATTCGCAGATGCCACGTTGGCGAGCTGAGAAAGATTGATTGCATGGCTCGATACCACAGCGTCCAGAACGCCCGTGACATTGTTTGATTTCATATCGAGCTGTCCGTTGACGGCCGCGCTCGATGCGAAGACCTGCATTATGGTTGTCCCGCTGACGGTCGTGCTGGATCCCGGCGCAGAATAATACGCCACTTGACTGTTGGTCCCAGAATTTACCGTCCCGCTTCCGCCCCCGCCCCCGCCTCCACTTGTGGAAGGATTTACGATCTGACTTCCATAGGCAAGCGGCGCGCAAAATATCAGCGCCAAGGCGATCCTTCTCATGATTGCGTGTACCACACGCGGCCGCTGATCTGAGCTGTGCCGGTCTGGTTAAACTCGAAGGAGGCTCCAGAATTCGTTGTGAACCAGGGATCACCGTCGAAGTCGAGGATAAATGATCCGCCGGCGTTAAAGGTGATCGGGCCGGTGAAGGTCTGGCCGGTACCGTCCTTAATGACGATGGTCGTAGCGGCGCTCACCACAAAGAACATGCGGAATACCCGGACCGTTTGGGAAGATCCAGTCGAGACTATGACAAGCTCGCCCGTGGATGCCGTGCTGATCGTCTGACTGGAAAACACCGTCGTGGTGGGAGTAGCAAAGTTTATTTTTCCGATCACATTAGAGCCGGCGCCCAGTATAACGGTCGGGTTACCCGAGATCGTCACGGTCGCCACGTTGACGGAGGTGTTGTTTACATTCCAGGTCCCCGATTGAATCGCGTTGACATTCGGCGTTCCGCTTACCGTCACCGTTCCTACATTGACGCTGGTGGCGTTGACGTTCCACGTTCCTGATTGTGCGGCCGAAACGACACCGCTGACGGTTGTCGTGGGGATATTCACGATATTGGCATTTTGCGTTCCGCTGATCGTGGCGCTGATGGTTCCGGCCACATTCACGGTGGATCCCGTTACCGTCCCGATATTGTTTGCGCCGGCGGGCAATTGCGCCGTGAGTGTAGTCCCCACCGTGTTTGTCACGCTGACATTGGGCGTATTGGTCACCGAAACATTCGGAGTGTTGCTCACATTTACGTTAGGAGTTCCTCCGATGTTAATCGTGGATCCGCTCACGTTGAATGGCGTCGCGGATGAAATCCCGACCGTTCCGGATACTTGGACCACCCCGCCGACGGTGACAGTGGATCCGTTCACCCCGGCTACCACATTGACATAAACATCGCTTGAGGCATCGACCTCGGCCGCCTGCATAAGACCCGAGGCATTGACAAATCCGAGCGCCGTTCCAGCACTGGGGAAATTGCTGGAGTAATTCGAGCTGGTTCCACCGTTCCCAGCTCCCCCCACAATATTGACGTTAAGGCCGTTTCCGTTGGAGGTATGCGTGATCGTGGCTATATTTATCCCGTCGGTGATCTCGGCCGGCATCGGGAGAGCCCCCCCGCTGTATCCAACACTCGTTGGAGAGGCGCTCTGATTGAGGACTTGCGTTGTTGTCAACCAGGTCCCGGTCTGCGATGCGGCTACGTTCGCAGTGCCTGTGATCGTCATCGTCGGGATATTTACCACGGTGGCATTCACAGGAACGGTACCCAGGATCGTCGTCGTCGAAACGTTAGCGGAAAAAACATAAGGGCTATTTGTCACAGCCACATTCGGGGTACCCGTGATCGTCATCGTCGGAATATTGACGATGTTGGCATTGAGCGTTCCGGAGACGGTCGCGCTCAATGTCCCGGCTACGTTCACGGTTGAGCCGGTAACATTTACCAATCCCGATATCGTGGAGGTCGTTGGATTTGTGACGTAGGCATTTACCGAAGGGGTGCCAACGATGGTCGCATTGACGCCGCCATTGATATTGACGGTAGAGCCCGTGACGTTATAGATCGAGCTGGCGGAATGCGTGACAGTCGCCACGTTGAGCAGATAAATACCGGGATTGTTGGTCACAGTGACGGTGGAAACATTGGCCTGGATGACGCTCGGAATGCCACTGATCGTGACCGTGGAAACGTTCGTCTGAATAAAACCGGGGGTGCCGTTGATGATAACGGTCGAGACATTTACCGAGGTGGAGTTCACCGTGGGCGTACCAAGAATCGTCGTCGTGCCCACATTTACCAGCGTGGCATTGACGCTCGGGGTGCCTTTGATGGTCACTGTGGCGACGTTCACGCTCGTATCGTTTGTATTCCAGGTCCCCGATTGAACCGCATTCACCGTCGGAGTCCCCGAAACAGTCACGGTCGCCACGTTGACGGAGGTGTTGTTTACTGAAACCGCACCGTTCACCGTGACCGTTGAAACATTGACGGAGGTCGAGTTCACAGGGACAGTGCCGCTGATTGTGACTGTCCCAACATTGACGAGGTTGGCATTAACGACGCCGGCTACGTTTATTGTTGATCCACTGACCGACACGGTGGAATTCACCACCTGTACGGTGGAGATTTGGACGACGGAATTTCCAGTCGTGTGGACGGGGTTTCCGCTGGTTCCAAGCTCGACGCCAGAGCTGTCGCGAAGATTGACGTGCTCGGCGCGATATCTCGTCATGCGGTAGGCGGCCGTGGTGGTGCTGGTGATGGGGGGAAGCGTGTCTGAATAGACTCCACCGTCGGTCCCCATCACGGATTGCCCAGCGACATAGGTAGTGCTGTCAACCGTGATGGGGCCGGAAGCGCTTCCGGGGCCGGCCATGGCGGAGCGCCAGGCCACCGCACTGAGTGCGACCGTCAGTAAAAGTCGCCGCATGAGAGTCTCCTTACGGGTTGCTCCCGTTGAGCTTCAATTGAAGCGCCCAGCCACCTGTGGAGGGTCCTGTAAGAGCCGCCCGGATACATTCATAGTTCACGGGTCCGAGATCCCATGTCGTCGCGCTTGCCGTATAAGGCGTGGCGAACGTAAGGCTTGAAACAGCGACGCCCAACAGCGTGGTGGTGTAATTCGTGTAATTGACGCAATCATTGGAAACCTGCCATTGAAGCCCGGCTGTTCCCGTAATGGTGGAAGGCGTGAGCGTGTAGGTATGCGGCCCGGTCGTGCTCGAGGAGGTGATCGTCACATACAGCCCACTCTGAGCCCGCGCTGAGGTCGTCGCCAGCTGGATGTCGTTTGCATCCACCGCAATCACGTAGTAAGTGGTCTGGTTCGCCAGCGGGGATGGAGCGGCTGCTCCTCCCGTTGACAGGAGCACCGGGATCCCCGTGACATAACCATGGGAGGCGATAAATATCGTCGGGCTATTGATCGCAAACGACGAATTCTGGCCTCCGACATAAGTGGCGTGCAATGCCGCAATGGCAGCCGGAGTCGAACTGGTCGTCGTATAGTTCGATAGCGTTCCTACCGCCGTCGACGTGGTATTGACGATGTTGGCGGTATTTGTGGCAACCACAATCGAGCTTAAAGAGGCGCTGGCATTGATGGCCGCGGCGATAGAGGCGGCCGTAGCCGTCGTGTTGGCTCCCGCTGACCATTGCGCGCCCTGGGTGAGTGCTGTCCCATTGATCGTGATAACTGCATTATTAACCCCGCCCGTGAAGGTAGGATTTGCAACGGTCATTGCCGTAGGCGTCGAAGAAACGATCGTGTAGGCATTTGCGGCGGTCCCATAAACCGTCGCTGTGGCAAAGACCACGCTGCCGGCCGCGCTCGCTTGCATCCCCGAAATGCTGTTGATTAAAGAAGCAATGGATGCCGCTGTCCCCGTCGATGTCAACGGCCCCGTATTGGGGAAATTCCAATAATTCCCGCGCGGATAGACGCTTCCATTAATCGTGATCGACTGATTCTGGAAGGCATCATTCTGACCGCCAGTGAATGTAGCGGAGCTGGCTGATAGCGCTGTGGGCGTGGAAGTAACGAGGGTATAAGAGTTTCCGCCCACTCCTTTGTTACGAGCCGCCAAAAGAACCTTGCTCGAATTGGGCGTGGCAATAACCTGATAGACGTAGGCATTGATCTGGGTCGCGATATCCGCAGCGGTATCGCTCGTTAAATCAACGCGCCAGCCATTATTCGTAAGGACCGTTCCATTGAGAGTTATGGACGCGCCGGTCAATCCGTTCGTTGAAACTACCGTCACGCTATCTGCGGCGGCCGAGGATTGGATGACCGAATTAGCCGCGATCGTTATTTGATCTGTAGCCGTCGCTGAGGAGATCCCGGTATTCGTTACAACGGTGAAGGTGGCCGTCGATACACGCCCATCGTTAAAGGTATCCGTGGGCAGCGTGCTGGACGAATAGACCGCTTGCGCAGTGAGCCGCGCAATGCCGGAGGCGTTCGGCGTCGTATTGAGATTGAGCACGGCGTTCTGGTTGTAAGCGACGACCCCATTGAAGAGATAGGCGTTGTAGACCCAAATGGCGCGCAAGGCGACCGCCGTTAATAAGAAGATGCTCGTAGCGAAAATAATTTTTTTCATAGTTCGTCTCCTTTGATTGTCTCTGCGCCTTATCGTCTCCGAACGGCTGTGATACTTCCGAAGGCCGTCATCGTTGAAACCGTGAAAACCGCCTGCGCGACAAGATAATAGGTTGCCGTCGTTGCTACCTTAGCCACAATAGATGGAATATTGAGGGCGATTTCAGTAGATCCGGATGCGACCAAAGGACGGTCGTTTTCTACCTGAACCTCTCCAGCCGCCGTGGGAACTGCTGTTGCGCCTCCTACCGTATTGTTTGTTTTGCTTAAGCTCGAGACGAAGGAGGTGACGGAAGTCGTGCTGGCGACGATGAACTGAACCAATCCTGTTATATCCCACTGGCCTGGCGTGAGAGATATGGAACACAGGCTTTTTCCAGAACCCGTTGAAAGGGACGCAGCAGAACCAGATCCAAGATTTGCCGTGATGACTTCCCCAACATCTCCGGCGGCTGCCGAATCGTTTGTATTGGTTCCAGGGATAATCAGGCCCTGGGTCGTGGTGTTCATGGCGTAGAGGAACATCCAATTCGAGTTACTGACCCTTGTTCCAAGCGCGTTTCCGGTGTTGGAATTCGTCAGCGACACATAAAATTCAACGTAGCCGGAATTTCCGAGGTACTTAACCACGCCGCCAATATAGTAGGTGGTTCCGGAATCATATTCGGGGACACCGTCTTGAAACAGGTAGCAAATCAGGTTGCTGTCGACGAGCATCTTCCCGTTCATGTCCTGCAGGACCGGCGCTTTCGCGGCGATGAGTGCAGGGCGCCAACCATTCAGCCACGCATCGGTCGCCTGGATGGCCGCGATGTCCTTGGAATAATCCGTTCCCCCGACGGCTGTCGATCCGAATGTCTCGAAATCGTCCGTCGTTCCGGACGCGCCGAATGGAATCGCTGTTACCCTCGTGATTCTTGCCATAGCTAGATCCTCCTCATGGTGCGCTTATGAACGTGCCGGTCGTGAGAGTCGTCTCCGCATCACTGAATCCTGCAAAGCTCGAGTCGTAGCCGGTCTCCGCATCCTGCAATCCGAAAAAGTTTGTAAGCATTTCGGCGCGTATCGCCTGCACCAACACGCCGGCAGGCTTTGGAAAGCTCTGACTGATAGCGACCACTCCGAATAATGTGTCGGGGTCCGACAGCAGATCGATGTAGAGGATCGTCATGTTTTCATTGTCGATGACGGTCACATTGTTTCCGAAAAAAGTCTCCAGAATGTTGTCGATATCGCCCAGTCCCAATGGTGAGGATTGGACCTGCGCTCGGAATTGTGTGAGGCGATAAAGCTCATCGTCGGTCAGCGTGTAGACCGGCTGTTGCGTATCCTGAGCGGTGGCAAAGAGCCACGTGATGACCGAAGGCGAATCAGCAGCGTCCATAAATCCGTCGAAGGTTCCCTCATCCGTCGCATCGGGAAATTGAAAATAGGAATGAGGCGCAAGACCGAAATAAATCCTTTGCGCGCCGCGATAGGACGCGACCGCCTCGAGCTGGACCCCGACAGCGCTATCAATCTGAGCCCCGATAGGCGAAACGGCAAAATTGAATCCATCGCCCACTTGCGCGTAAATCTGATTCTGGACGAGCTCGGTGATATAGGCGGCTATTGTGGCCGTCGCATTGGGCTGGGTCGCATATTGGATGATCAAAAGCGCGACGTAGTAATCGATGAGTTCTTGGGTCGTCATGAGATCTCTATGTTCGCCGCCAGCACCTCAAAGGCATATTGTGGGGATGTCGGGTTTACGATGGATTCATAAGTGATGCCGTCCGTCGAGACACCTTGATTCCCGGTTAAATCGACAATGGCGGTTGGCGCGATGGTCGCCATGGCCGTCACGATATCGCCTACGCTGGCCGGCTGATTCAATTTGTAGATGAGTGCGGCCGCCAGCTGATTGATGATGGTGGTGTTATCGAGCGCCACACCGCCGCGCCAGATGATTCCGAATTTGATATAGAGGTTTTGCGATAGCGCTGTGTCCCACAAGGCTGTAAAGGTTGTCCCATTTGGGCGTGTCACGACATAGGATTGCGCTCCCCGCATCCCGCATCCCGGCGCTTTCTTGGAATAGATGGCTGTCCCGATCTCGGCCGCCGTGCCGCCGGCCACGATGCACCAGATGGAATGCGCCGGCGTCCCATTGACGGTGGCGTTTGTATCGTTTTCCACGACGAAGGCATCCGTCACGTCTGCGATATTATCGAGCGCTGCTTCCACAGAATCGGCCGGTCCGGTAGAAGCCAAAGCGAAGGATTGGGCCGCGCGGACTTTATATTGAGTGTCGTTCTCTTCGGGGACGCCGATGATTGTCCCGACGACCGTCGGGTTGTTGACGGATGTGACGCCCAAGACCGTGGTGACCTGCTGTGTGATTGTGTTTGCCGTAACTCCAATTGCACCGATGGTGACAGCTTGGAATGTGAGGGATGCGCTGCCCGCGGAGCTGAAAACGTTTGTCGTCACGAGCTGCCATTGGTTGCCGGTCTGGTCGACGAGCGTGTAAACGGGTTGAGCGGTCTGGTCCGTTCCATAAAGCGTAAGAGCCTGGTTGACTGTGACGAGCACCGGCGTCGTCGTTTGCGTCCCTTGCTTGCGGGCCATGCCAAGGATCGCCAGACGTTGATCCAATTGCGTCCCGTAGGCGGTCATGAATCCGAAGGAGTTATAAACGGATTGAACCAGCTCGAGCGTGTCCTCGACAGCCTGCATGAATATGTTGATGAGCTGGCCGTCCGGCGAGTTTGAATCGACATTAATATCCGGGCCGTAGATCGCCTGCAATTGCGTGGTGATCGCGGCCACAAGGGTCGAAAGGCTATCGATCGTAAGTCCATTGGGTCCAAGCTCGCTAACCATTGGGTGTCCCCGCAATCTGCGTGAGCTCCAGCTGGAACGATTGGCTAAAGATGGTCGTGATATTCGCCACAATCGATATGAACCGGGTACGCGGGTTGAGCACGGCCACCAGGCTATTGACGGCAACCACGCCGTAGCGTTGCAGGATGTTCAGGCGAAGCGAATCCTCGAGGTTCTGCTGCTGGCCGACGTCCAGAAGGTTCTGCCAATCGACGCCGTCCTTCAACGCAAAGAAGCAATTCCCTACCCAGGACTGTAGCCAGGTAAGGATGTTCTCCTCCACGGCCGCCTCATTCGTTGCGTAGTTCCCAACGCCGTTTCCGAAGGTCCAATCTCCGGCAGGGGTGAGCGATCGGATGATCATCAGTAGAGAACCTCCATCAGCTCCGCCTGGGCGGCCTCTATAGCGGTAATTGTGGTGCCGGTGAACACCCCATGCGTAGTATCGATCGTGGCGGCCGCCAGGGCGTTCGTGAGGGCCGTCAGGGCCTGCAGGAGGGTCAAAGTAGCGCTCTTGATGGTTACGAGCCCTGTTGCCTTGCTAATAGCCACCTTTGAAGCATTCATGATCATGCGGAGCTCATCCGTCGAATAGCTGGGAAGCGCGTCAGCCAGGGAATTGAATCCCACGAACGCCATCCCGTCAGAGAGGTCGTGCATACGGCCCGGCGCGCCGCCCAGCTGATCGAACGGAACTGCAGGAGACCCATTTTGAAACCAAGCGTCGATGTTCCGATCGGCGAACACCACAAGGCAGGGATCGCCCGTAGTAATCGGCGCCTGAAAAGCTCCGCCTCCGCCCTGGGAGGTGAATACAGGGCAGGAGACGAGAACGGGATAGTTCATGGTTGAGCCGTCCGGAAGCTGGGCGACGAAAAGGAGCTGAATGGATGCCGTCTTTTCGGAGCCGTCGAAGCTCTGAATCCGACCCGGAATGTGGCAATAGAGGTTCTTGAATACGTCGCTTTTAAGCGCCTGCAGCGTTTCAATGAGGGTCGGCTCAACGATTGGTTTATAGACAATGCTCATGCCGCCGGCTCCAATGCTTGAACGCCCGACCATAGGCTCAAAGTGGTGATCGCATCTCCGCAGATGGCGCCAGAGATCGTGCCGCGGTGAGTGATTCCCATAACGGCGTATTGGCCGTTGTAATAGCTCTCAAGGCTCTCCAAATCCACGAGCTGATTAATAAAAATCCGTGGCTCGAAAATCATATCGACTTCTAGCAGAGCTCCCAGCTTGCGCGGGGTTCCCAGGAGCCCGGTGTCAGATGTGATAAGTGGGATCCCATCCGGCGGCGTCACATAGGTCCCCTGCCCCACCACATTGACGTTCTCGTTGTCGATGTAGCCTGTGTTGTTGCCGGTCAGGCGCCGGATGATGTCCCAGGCATTCCCGAAGAGGGAAACACCGCGCGACTTCTGGATGTCAGGGACGTCGATCGTGCCGGCTGAGACATTGGGCATCGCCTTAACCAAGCTCTGGATGATCTGGCTCATGGTTTGGTTCGTCGAGACGCTCTGCGATATCTGGCCGTTCAGGATCCCGTAACCGCCGTCCCATCCCTCAATGACCGTCGTCCAATCCTGCTTGCGCTTATAGGAATAGGCCGAACGGACGTTTCCTTGGAAGATGGTCGATAGCGGCGTATTCTGCTCGGATGAATAGCCAGCCTGCAGAATGATCTGGCGATAAAGCTGGACGTCATAGCGATCGTGGAATATCTGCCGGCGCCGGTCTTCACCCAGGTTGTAGATGGTGAAGGATCCCGTATTAGCGCTGGCGAAGGTGTTCCGCACCACATTGAATTCGAGCGTCATGGGATAGTCGATTTCGACCGCCTCAAGCTCGTCGTCAATCTGGATCTTCATCGAATAGGTTCGCCCGAATTTCACGCGGCGGCTCCCTGGACGTCATAGACGTTCTGCTCGAAATATTGGACCTCGGAGGCATCGAGGACGTAGAGCGTGATTCGACCGCTCGCGAAGTCTTCGATGTAGAACGGGTCCGCCCCGTCCGTCGAATAGCACCCGAGGCCAAAAGGGATTGTGTTTCGGAACATACGCAGCACATTGGGGCCGGCGCAGAGAATCATGCCGTCGCATTCGATCTCAGGGTGCGAAACGCTGAAGGCCCAGCGCTCAACAGCGCCCAGGTAGACAAAATCAAATGTCGCGACCGATCCATCCGCCAGGACGACCTTCGCTATTTGATCCGCCTCGTCTGATAGATTCGTGATCTGCTGCATTATTTTCCCACGTATCCGGCCTGCTGCGCTAAGGCGAAGGCGGCGCTCGTCGGAACCTGCGCTCCCGGCACGACGCCCTTATTGGTGGCAACCTGTGACTGCTGCGCCAGGCGGCCGGCGAACTGCCCGTTGTCAGCAACGGTCTCAACCTCAACAAAATTGATTTGTTTCAGCGTAATCGAAATATCCGACCAAGACTGCGTCTCCTCCGGCTGTGTGAAAACGATCCGCTTAATGAGCATGTTGTGGAGGACCCGGTAGGGCGTATCGATTGTCATCGGCAATTTCTGGTTCATGGCCGTAAAGAGCTGGGAATATGCCTTTGCCTGTTTGGTCGATGTCGGCGGTGCGCCCGGAAAGAGGCTGATAATATTCTGAGCCTTGGCGAGCGTCTGATTGATCGTATTGACGGTGCTCTGCACCTTCGTGATAGCGCTCTGCAAGGTCTGGGTGACGCCGGGCGTATACTTGCCGAGGTAAGCGTCGACCTGTGTCAGCGCGCTCTGCGCGGAGGCCAGAGCACCCACGACACCCTGCGGTTTAGGAAGGGTCAGCTCAGAGACGAAACCACGCATGACGACTTCGATCGGCCGGATGGCGACATGGTCCTGGATAGCGGTATTGTCCTCAGCAAAATGATCCGTGATATCTGCATCCATCGAGACACTGATTTCGCCCAGGTAGCTGAACACGAATCCGCCGATACCCTGACTCGCCTTGGTGCGCAGGATGTATTTATTGACGAGCCCGTCGACGTAGGCCTGGCCGTTCGGGATGGCGGTAAATGTGTCCGATGGGAGCTGCGGTTCGAGAGCCATTTAATTATTGAGCTGCAGGTGCGCATCCTCCACAGACTTTCTCACCATGTGGGCCACGTCGCCCCAGCCGGGCGCGTCCAGCGGGCCGTCATTATTCACATGGATATTGATATGGTTTTCCATGTTCCGGTCGCCCGTCTGCGGCCGTTCTCCGCTACGGATCATGGCAAGCGTCCCGGAGAGCCCTCCGTGGAATATCTCCTCAAAGAGCTGGCGCGTGGAAGCGCCGGCGTTATAGCTGGCCTTCTGGATTCGCTCGATGATGTCCGCCAGGTGACTGAGCTTGTCCAGGATCGAGAAATCGTGCTGGCCGGTCAGGTCTCGGATGAATTTGTCGAACCCTTTGATACCTTCCCCGAATAGGGACCGTCCACCCACGGAATAAACCGCCAGGTCGTCCAGGACAAGAAGAAGCGCCGCAAGAGCCGCTGTCAGCGGGAAGAAATAGATCGCTGCGCCAGCCGCCGCAATGCCAAGGATCTTGATTGCCTCCTTGAATTTGGATGCTTTCTCCCATGCTTCCTCGAGGTCAGAGATGATGCCGAACATGGTGTAGCGGAAAGCCTGCCCCAGCTGCGTGATCGAGAGCTTGGCGTTCAGGAAGTCCCGCTGCTGCCTCTCATTGATACCGTGGACGTGGGAAGCAAATTCCGCGAATTGTCGGTCGGTCAGCCGCAGCACGTTCATGAGCTCGGGTGATAGTCCCATCTGAGAAATGAGGTTGGTGGCGGTAGCCGGATTGATCCCTTTGATCTTATCGCGCAATTGCTCGAGCACACCAAAGGCCGTCTGACCGGGACCGACGCCTATCCCGAGCATCTGGAACGGGGCGATATTCCCACGCCCCAGCCGGATTTCCGCAATGTTGCGCTCAAGCTGGGAAATGGAGGATGCCATGGTCTGGGTCGAAACATTCGCCTGTTCGGCCACGATTTGCCAGCGCTGCAGCTGTTGCCAAGAGAGGCCGGTTTGGTTGGAGAACATCTGAAAGGCCACAGAGGTTGCCATGGCCTCCTCAGCCATTTTGCCGAGCTCAAGAGATATGCCGGCCATACCGGCGATAGCGGCCGCCGCGTCCACGGGCAGATTCGCCACCATCTTGGCGACGTCCTTAAGCGTGCCGAGCCCGCGTCCCTTCACGCCCAGCGTTACGAAAAGCTCCCCTATGTTCACTCTTTCCCCTTATTCAGCTCGATGTAGGTCCGTTCATAATCCATGGTGAATTTCTCGTACTGAAGCGCTGCCACGACCCAGCCCACTGTCATCCCCGTGATCTTTTCCGGATCCCCGCCGCAATAGCCGGCCTTGGCGAGGCGAAGCGCGACTATGACGGCGTCGCTGACTCCGAAGGAGACGGTTGGAAGGATGGACTTGTCCTTAGCCGCTCTTTCAATTCGGAAAAGATCGCTCCGAAAAAAGGCCCGCAGTTCACCTCAATCACATGCCAGGCGATCAGGAACCTATCACGGCGCGCGGCGTCCTTGAGCTTGGGATCATCGAAGATCGCCTTGGTCACCTTGACGTTCTCATAGGCTGCGCGTTCCGCACATTTAAAGAGCGCCGCGTCTACCTCCGGCGAGACTACCGCCTCGACGAGAATATCCTTGAGGACCGTAACGTCAGCCTCAAGGAAGTTCTTCGGAAGCGCGATCCCCTTCGCGCATTTAGCCAAGGCCTTAAGCAGTGCATCGGCGTCCACATAGGTAGCCTCAGAGACGACGAGCTTCGATCCGGTTGGAAGCGTGAATTCCATTATTGAATCGTCTTCACGACGTTCCCGTAGGTCATATTGTAGACCGAAACACTTGATTCCACGTCGCCCTCAGCCGATGTCTTGACGGCGACCTGGTCCTTAAAAATCCCACCAGCGCATTGGTAGACCACGCTGTTCGTATTGCCCTGTCCGTCCCCCACACGCTTGACGACATTGGCTGTCATGAGGATAAAAGTCGAAATATCCGATATCAGGGTTTGCATGAGGCTGTTCAGATATTTGTCGTCGTCAGATCCAATCAAAAGCCGGAGCACGAGGTCTCCCATGAGCCCGGTCTGATCGAGGCCATAGATCACGTTGCCGTTCTTGGCGGCCTTCGTTTTCGCCAGCGGGTTGGGGAACGTGACCATAAAAGAGTCAGCGTCCGCCAGCGACGTGATGATGCGCCCGTTGATTTGAATTACGTCCTGTCCTGTCAGAGCGAAAGATGCCATGGGTTTTCTCCTTTATTCCTGCACTTGAACGATCACTTGCGAGCTCTGGATGGCCCCTGCGAGTTTAGCCGCGATCTGCACGACCGGCGCTTTGCGCGCGTCACGGTTTGCCTGCGACTGGCTCGCTACGGGCAACGAATAGATGTAGTAGCCGGCATCGGCGACGCAGCGGATAAGGTCCGCGGAATTCCCGAACGGGGCCGCACCTGTCCATGCACCCGGAGCCATGAACCCATTGTTAACGCCCTGGGCGAGCACCGTCATGTAGGCCCCTTTGAGGCCCGTCATGCCAACCTCGGTCTGCGGGATCTTGCTGTTGGTCTGCGCGAGGAAATTGTAGCCGGCGGTCTGCAGCGCGAATTTAAGCCAGAATTGCCCGTATATCTGGTCGAACCACCCGTTCTGCCCCGAGGTGTATAACCCTGGATCCCCCCCGAATGAAGGGTAGGTCATAACACCCGCTGTCTGCGTTTCGGTAAGGTAGGTCGTCGTCAGGGTTTGGTCCGGCTGGAACCCGGTTATCTGTTTCAGGTTGAGCGTCTGGGCGGTGAGCGACCCATCCCAGTTCGTCGATAATCCGCGCGATGCCACGGCGGCCGCGAAGCACGGGGTATCCAAGGCAGTATTGTCGTTATAATAAATGCACTGGACATTCACCTGCCCGGCCTGCTGGACCGCATAAAAAATACCCGACGGTGATTGGAAGTCCGCAACGGTCGCAGTGGCAATGATCAGCATCTTGTCCAGCGTCTGGATATAGGCCGCCAGATTGGCGAATTGGGAACCGCTCACAATTGAATGTGCGTCGGTGTCCAGGATGATCCCGAAATAGTAGACCGAATTAAGCGTGCGCACAATCGCCGCCTCGTATATGGAGCTATCCGCCTCGATCAATGGGATAATGACCAAGTAGCCACCCGAGTCCAGCGGGTTCGGATTCTGCTCGAAGAAGGCCGTCGCAATCGCGAACGCCTTCGAGTCCGTGCCGAAATCTGTACCGACGTCGGTAGCATTGGTATAAATCACGTAAGCGCTTGCCGGAGACCATGACGGTGTCTCGGAGGATATGAGAGCCACGGTGTTGATGTTGGGCGCATTCAGGAACGCCGGCGTCCCTTCGATGGTGACGCTGATGATAGTGCTGACCGGGAAAATCACGTTATTGCTCATTTTTATAGCCTCCGTTTTTTCATTGTTCCGTCGTTGTCTCAGGCGGTATCGCCTGGCTGAAATCCGAATAGTAAGGCACGTTGTTGTTCGTGTTCTGGATCAGCTGCGTCACGGATACCAGAGCCGTATAGCGGTTGAGTCGGCCGGACTCCTCAAGCATAGACACATCCTGAAATCCTGACGGCATCCGCGCCACCTGGACGTTGTACTGTTCCTGAATTTTCTCCGACGATACCGAGAGAAGTCCCATGTAAGCCAGCTCTTTCATGACGCGCGCTGAATCGTCGTAGCTCATAAGATCGATCTGGATCTCGTAGAGCATCACCAGCTGCTGGACTTCCTGCATCCCCGCATCGGTCGGGATCGAGAAATTCGTATTCCCGATTACCTTCCCGCTCACATAGCTCACGGCTACATAGAGGCCCTGATTCTCCGGAATGAACCATTTCTGGTTCGTGAGCATGATCTGGCCTGGCAATAACCCGAGCTGCGCCACTAGGATGTCCGCTATGATCTTGGCCGCTTCTCTCACAGGCGCCGTGGGCTGAGGCATCGACTAGCTCCCCGAGTACGCCGGATTCGGCGTCTGCATGATTTCGTACTGCTGATAATCCCCGCTGCGCCAGTCCGATTTTCCCGTTACGCGGTACATAGCCCCGCTTTCGTCCTGAATGATGGCATCCGGTTTGAGCTCCTGCTCCGTCCATAAGGTCCAGTATTTGAATTTGCGTTCTCCCTCCGGCTTGATGAGAAGGTCCCGCGGCTTGAGCGGCTCGATCACTCCGTCGAAAAATACCTGGTTTTCCGGCGTGTCGACGGCCTCGTAATCCACCGGCGTCGTGACCACCACGTTGAATTGGATTGGCTCCGTCCAATTCCAGAATGCCGAGCTCACATCGGGAAAGCTCATTCATCCTCCTTCTCCGCAAACCCGATGCAATCGCAAAAGACTCCATCGGTTTCCTGCTCGCAAAACCCGTCTTCATCGTGCTGCTTCTGGGCATGCGGACACCACTTGCATGGGTTCATTTAGGACCGACCTGCGACGCGATTGAACGCCGCAATTGCGCCGTATCAATGAGCGGCGCGTTCGATCCTTTCCTGCGGACAGTTTCCTGCTGGTCCGGCACCCACGACCCGAATCCGCGCGTTGCGAATGCGTACTGGATCCACTTCTCGCAGGCGATACCCAGCCGTTTGAGGATCCCTTTGATATCGCCTTTCGCCAGAAGCTCGACCGCGCCCTTGAATGCGTCGGCCAGAATTTCCTTTGACTTCTCGGATATCGGCATCCGAAGGAACGACCGTTTCGGGATCCCGCGTTCCACGGATCCCAGCTCATGAATCAGGCCAAGCTCCGCATTCGTCAGAGTCGACCGGGTTCCCCGCAGAACTTTTCGGAGCCCTGCTTTACCGGCTTTATCCGTCGACGTTATGCCGCGCGCGTTTTTATTTCCGAAGATCCCCACCTTGACGACAAGCTGACCCGATGTGTCCATGAGCCTCACAAAGTTGTGTAGACCCGTGAAGTCATATTCGAGCCCAGGCGCTTTTCCCTTTATCTGGTTCATGCGATCACCACCTGATAATTCATGAAGGCGGTATTTCCCATGACGTCAGTAACGAGGATCTCGAAGTAGTAAGTGCCGGCCATAGACGGCGTTCCAGAGAGGACGCCTGTCTGCGCATTGAGCGACAGACCTGTGGGAAGCGTTCCCGAGTTCTTTGTCCAGGCATAAGCGCCTATCCCTCCGGTTGCTGCGATCGTCTGTGAATACGAAACAGAATGCGTACCGCCAGCCAGCGATGCCGTCGTGATCTGCAGCGGTGCAATGACCGTGTTGAAGATCGCCGGGCTGAAGGATTGCCCGGCCACAATCGCCACATTTCCAACCAGGCGCGGCGTCAATAACGCCAGATACTTCTGGCCGAAATCCGTCCTCATATATTGGCCGAGGATCGGACTGTTCTGAATGTCCTCCGGTATGACGTAAGTCACACTGACCGATCCGACGGACTTCGACTGGATCGTTCCGCCTCCCGACGACTTCACTCCACGCCCGCGATTAACGGATGACAATCCGCCGGCACCTTGGATGTTCAGTGTCATGTAATGGGCGGCGAGGTAGAGGTAGGCAATGTTCTGTTCCGTCGTGGTTCCCAGTGCGGTCTGGCCGTCCCAAATAGAAGGATTGAACGATATCGAGGTCTCATTGAGGGCCCTCTGGATATCGTTATCCTGCACTTGGGCGAGGCTCGGCCCGTAGGAAAACTCGCGGGTGAACTGCGCCTTGAAGTCGGAGACTGAAGGGGGAAAGGACATGGGTCCTTATTTCCCTTTTTTGTCCTGGAATTTCTCCGCTTGCTTTTTGAGCTCGGCTATCTCTTCGTTCTGCGCGGCGATCTTTTCCTGAAGGTTTTGGACATGGGCCTGAAGACCGGGCGCCACCTGTTGGGTGGTCGCAACCCCTTTGTAATTCTTGAGCATGTCGTATTCCTTCTGATCAACGCATTCGATGGATTTACCTATGCGAAACCATCGTTCGGTACCATCCGCATTTTTTCCGAGATGATACGGGTTACGGCTGTGGTTAAACAGAGTCAGCTTGCCGGCGCCCTTCGCCGGCTTTTCGTCATTTTTTTCTGGCATGGACTTACCCTCCTATGTTCGTTGGATGAATGCCGTCGCCCCTTAGCTGTGATCGAAGTAGATGACTTCGGGAACCCGGTAGATCACGAGGCCAGTCAGCTGACCAAGTGCCACACCGTTCCACCGGAAGTTATCCGCCGACATGGGCGCCCGCAGGACGAACGGAAGCGGGATGTCCATCCGCATGGTCTCTTCGTTGTTGCGATAGAGCACGTAGCGGTTCGTGTTGTTGAATTGCCCGTTATTAGCCTTATCGCAATACGCGCAGGGATACATCTTGAAGTTCGGATTCCCCGTGCCGGCTTTGAAGGCCTCCAAGAGGTAGGTCATCATGCTGACGTTCGGGAACTGGGGATTGATCGGCGTGATCAGCCCGAGCCAGTCCTGATACGGAATCGCGAAGGTATCCGGAAGCACCGTGTCGTTGGCATTTGAGAAATAAGCCCCGAGCACCGTCGCCACGAATGTCCCGAACTGGGTATAGGTCATGGTGGAAATATTCTCCTGAATGACCGAGCTGTTAACCGTAACGCCCGAGTTCGTGATGAGGCCAGGCACCCGCGTATCCGAGTAGGATCCCAAGAACGCGATCTTCTGCACGCCCAGATCCCAGCGCTTTTTGTTCGCGCGCATCTTGGCTTCGATGGGATTCCAGTTATTCGACCGCAGCGCCTTCTCGACGGCCAGGTCGGTATACTGATAACCGCCGACCCACGTTTTGATCACCGCATTCACCGGCGCGATGTTGGCGTCGACGTTGGTGATCCGGGTCTCCTCAGCTGTCGCCTGGAAACCGCTCTCGAAATCACCGGCCGACTGATATTCGAGGTTGGTCTCGATGTTTTCCATGTAAGCGCCTTCTCCGATAACAACCGGCATGTGTTCAGCCGGCGCAATTTCGTAGAAGATCTGCTCGACGACGCGCTGGCGGATCAGCGTGGTCGTCTGGATGGTGTACTGCACCCCGAGGGTCGACGAATCGATGGACCCGTTGGAGTTCCGCAACGACCAGTCCTTCTCCATGCCGGGCTGCCAGCCGATGCCGCCGTTCTTCAGGTCTTCGCACATTTGCTCATAGGTCTTGGGCATTGTTTTTTATCTCCTTAAGTTATTTATCCCGATCCCTTAGCTGGCGATCGCGACTGGGTTTGTGATCATGACGCGCAGCGCCTGTCCGTTGACGGCGTAGTCCAGCGCGATACCGCGAGCCTTGGATCCCGAAGCTGTTACCGTGATGAATCCGCCGGTCGAGTCGTTGTAGACGGTCGCTCCGGGCGTGATCGTGGCATTGGCAACAAGCCACATCACCGGGCCGTAAAATCCGGCCACGTCGACGGGCGTCGCGACACCGGCTGCGGCGAAGGTGAAGTTCTGAACCGTCGGCGCAAAGAATCCGAAGGCCAGATCATCCTGTCCAGCCTGAAGGAAGTTAATGACACTTCCTGGTGCATAGGCGATCGTCGTGTCGATTTTCGCGGGATAACCGGCCTCGACGGCCGAGGCCTGATTGGGGCTCAAGATTCCAGCGATGCGTCCCGTCCGCATGATGTCCAAGTCGAAGTTACCAACAGCGACCGACTGGCCGAATTGGTTTGTATATAGCATTGTTCCCATCGTGTGTTGCCTCCTTGAAGTTTTTTAGGTACTTATTTTCCGGCGGCGGCCGCTTCCTGCTGCGCCCGCGTTTTTCCCATGAGCTCTTTGCCGCGCCGCAATCCGTCATTGACGGATGGAACGACCGGCGTGGGGAGCTTTCCCTCGCGCATTCTCGCAGCGTTCACCAGCCTATCGGCTGTCAGAGCGTCACAGATTGCGCACTTTTCGTTCGGCTGAATGTGCTGGCCGAGCTTGTGCTGGGAATTCATGAGCACGGCATTAGCGGCGTCCTTTTCCTTTTTTTCCTTCTCCTCTTTTTCCTTCTCCTCGGAATTGCACATCGGGCAGTTCTCCATCTCTTTACCCTTGTGCTCGCCGTCCTTATGGTCCTTTTCCATCTTCTCCTCGGAGGCGTTCCTGGCCTTTTCCGCCAGGGCGTTTTTGAGATCGGTGACTTTGACTGGCTTCCCGTCGATCGTCACGATCTCATCGTCTGAGAGAACCTTAGCCGCATTCCTGAGAGCGGCCGCATCTGCGTCAGCTTTCGCCTTCGCTTTGGCCGCTTCGCTTTCCTTCCATGCGGCGATAGCGTTGTCCAGAGGGACTTCTTTGCCATCGATTTCGACCGCCGTCCGGGCGTCAACCTCGACGGCATTCTTAACTTCCTCGGTGCCTTTTTTAAGCCACTGGAATAGCTTTGTCATTGGTTTATTTCCTCCTGTGGAATTCATTAGTTTTGCGCCCTCGTATCTCGGCCCCGATACGACGGCGAGATGTTTGAAGCGCCCGTCTGTAACTTCTTTGTCGTAGTCAACCTGGTTCAGCGTGCCGGCCGGCCCCCAGCCGGTTCCGGTGTATTCACACGAGACGCTCTCATTGAGAAGGTTCCTGCGGGTATCCTCGTCCCAGATGAGCGCCTCGCAGCAGTACCAGCCCTCCTGCGCGTCGAACCAGGCGCGCGTCACCACACCGTCCGCCTTCCCGTTTTTGTAGTCCTCCGGGGAGACGTCGCGGTGAGCCACATTGATGACGGGCTTTCCGACGATGCTCTTGTCCGGGTCGTTCAACATTTTGTCGATGGCCTTTTTCGTCACGAGCACGCGGGCGCCGTTTCCGCCGTTCATGTATTCGTACTCGACGAGGCCTGGCATCAAGAATTTGATGGGAGGAGACGCCTTGGGAAACCCGTCCGTGGTGACGAGCTTCTGCATGGTGGAATTGCTTATCAGGCCCTTCTGGATGCAATTTTCAAGGACGCTGCGCACCTCAGCGCCGTTCTTAAAGGCCAAAGCAATCTGTTCCTCGCTGAAGGCGTGATCGGCCGACATATGCTCCTCGCAATGCTGGCGGTTAAAGCACACCTCACCACACCGCGGGCACATGACGACGTTGGTCGCGGTACCCTCCAGCTCGCGCCAGCGGGCATCGGCCGCTATTCCACGTTCTGAATCGTCCGGATAAAGCGTCGTCAGATAGGGGTCCGCAATGAAGCGGGTGACGAAGCTGTCCCGATTTTCTCCGGCGTTACGGACGAATCGCGCGGCCGCATTCTTATAAGTGATCTCCACTTTGTGCCCATCCTTTTTATGATCGGCGATGCGACTCCGCTCAATGCCTTCATCGCATGTGGCGCAATAGACGAAGGCGATCTCTTTGTCAGCCATGCCAGTCTCCTTATTTCAGGATCTTCGAGAGAACCCAGTGCGCCAAAGAGAACCCAGTTCCGAAGAAGAATCCAAACACCACCTGCCGCAACATTTCTTGCCAATTCATAGAGCCTCCTTTTGTCTTCCCAGAAAAAAAGCCGGTCAACCAGCTTTCGCTGATTAACCGGCCCTAAGATCCGGGGACTACCAGGTCGGGCTTTAGGCCCACAAGCCGGAGCTACCGGCTCCCTTAAATCGATTACTTCTCTACAGCCACGACGCCTTTCCCGGCTTTTTTATAGACGATATCCGACGGCGGTTTGCCAGTCCCGAGTGATGCCTTTAATCTTTGTGCATAGGTGAGGCCGGCTGCTTTCATAGCCTGCCGTTTAATCTTCCGAATGAACGATTCATTTTTCACGCCGTCACCATCTCGAGCTGCTCTCGGTATTCGCGACGCGCAGCCGTTTTGTCGCCCAAAATCGGGATCGCTACGCACCGACAGTTATAGTCTTGGCCTGGGTTCGCCTTGCGACCTACCGCCGGATCAACGATCGGCGGGTTTGAAAAGGAGAAAGTACGTCCATCCAAAACGCGGTGGTTGTCGCTCCCATGAGTTCCAAGAGCCGGACGGACGCGCGCGTCGTGCGACGTTGACCATATGTAGCTGTCGATGCCCGCCTCTTGATACCGCTTCTCATGGTATTTCGACATGAAGATCGATGTTTCGTTGCGCGCGAGGAACTTTGCCTTGCGGACGCTGATGCCGTAGCGTTGCTTGATTTTCGGGATGAGCTTATCGAATCGGTATCCTTCACGGGCGTTTTCCTCGACGGTTTCTCGCAGGCTTAATATTTCATCGTCCGCGAATTTCTGGATATAGAGCTTGAGGTTGTCGGAGTATTCGGACGCCATTTGTTCGCGCGACCTGGCATCGAGCTCTGGCTGAACCTCGAGCTTTTTAGCCACGGGTTTAAATCCGGCTTGAAGGGCATCGATGGTTTTTTGGGCGTCGACCGACCTGATATTAATGTCGTGAATGATGTTCTTCTGGATCTCGTCTAGCTTCCTTTTGAGGAGCTGGTTCACCTCGTGTGCGCGAGTTCGATACATGGCTCCTTCGGCCTTGATCCAGGAGGGTACCTTGGCCTGGTCGATCTTAAAGACACGCGATCGCTGGTCGAAGGTGGCACCCATGTTCTTTAGGGCGGTCGATATCGCCGCCGAGAATTCCCCGGAGAATACGCCGCCGCTATATTGCACGCGGCCGGCACGCATTGCCTCGATCAGTTTATCCTCACGCGTGGCATTCGACATGGCGAGCGCTTGTTGGGTATCAAGCAATCCTTTGGCCTTTATGTCCTGGTCCGCCTGGCGCATGATCTTAACGAGCGGCCGGAAAAGGAGATCGCGCAGGATATCGATCACCTGCGCTTCGGTGTCTCTCCAATACGCCGGCCGGAGCCTGAGCGGAGTAAGCGTTTTCAATGAGTGACCTTCAATGGTATTTTCCCGTTCCCATTTGTCTCGGGGATCGAGCTCGCCGGCTTGATCACAGACGGCTTGAAATCGACGACGATTTTGATCGCCGATAGGAGCATCCGTACGGTGCGGTCTTTCTGGTCTTGGTTATCCATTTGAGCGCCTACGAGCATCTGCCCGGTCTGGGGGTTAAATTGAATCTCAATCTTCTCCACGTTCATCGTTTCCTCCTTCGTCGCCATCGCCTTCCTCGCCGCCCTGTTCCTGAAAGAGCGGCTCGGGTTCGGCGCCTTGGCTCACCTCTGACTCAATGGGGATCATGCCTTCCTTCTGCTGCATTTGCATAAACTCCTGCGGGGAAAGGTCCCCAGTGCGCTCGTCATCCTTCCAGCGCGCATGCTTGGAGGTCTTCACCTCTTCCTCTTCCTTGGCCGTCATCGTCCGCATGGGGTAGAACTTGAAACCAAGATCCAGCGTATCCCCGAAGAGCGACAGACATTTCATCTGCAGGAGCTGGCGAAGGATGGGTTTCGATTCCTCGCGGACGTCCGATTCCACCATCCCGCAATAATTCTCGATATCGTCTTCGCCAGAATTGAACCCGGCCGCCGATATGCCGAAGAGCTTTGTCATGGGGATCCGAAGGTTGCAGGAAAGACCGATTCGGTTCTCTTTCCAAATCTCCGCCAACCCCGAATAGGTCAGCTGTTTCTGCTGGTATTCGTCCAGGGAATCCATGACGAGCGCGTTGTTCGTTGATTTGGCGCGGTTGGTGATATTCAGGCGCGCGAGCATCTGCTGCGTGCCTTTCTGGCTCGAAAGCTGGGCGGCGAAATTCTTGAATCGGAAAATATCGACCTTGGCCTCCTTCAGGAGGTCGTAAACAACGTTCTGGGTCCGAAGGAAGATATTGAGCGGTTGGACGATGTGCTCCACCTCGGACATACCCCACCCCTGCAGGATCATATTGATGGGGTACGGCGCTTCTTTTCCGGAGAGCGTCAGTACGCGCGATTGATGGATCATCTGGCCGTAAAAGGTGTAAAAGCCAGTCGAAGGATATCGTTGTGGGCTCGTAAGCTCCCAGCGATGGCAGGCGATCAGCTGTAGCGGCCGGTTGGAAAGATTCTGCATGCTGAGCGGTTTCTTGGGGTTCTCGCCATTCTCCACGATGATCGCGCCGCCGCCATAGAGGCGTGCCCAGTTCAGACCTGTCTTGAAGGTCTTGAAAAAGGATGTCTCTTCGAGGTTGTCGGTCAGCCTCTTGATGTCGTCTTTGTCCATCTGCTCCGTGTGCGAGAGGAGCTCGAGGCCACCGCGGAATCCATCCTGGACGGGCATATCGATCGCCGCTTGGATAATCCCCTCGCTCTTGTAGAGATAGCCCAGGGCCATATACTGCACCGTGATGACGTTGTAACCGGTGTTGTTGATGATCGTGTCGAAATTGTTCAGCTCCGAGCCGGCGCCGAAGCTCTGAACTAAGGCATCGAAGGAATTTGAAAAGCGTGTTTCGGAGGTTTCGACCGCATTGCGCAGGCCAGCTGCTTCCTTCTGCAGATTGGTGAGCTCCCGCTGCAGCCGGCGCACCTTGGGCGTATTCGGCATTCGCTGGGTCATTTGGGTTTCCCGACCCAATCCCACGCCGGATGTTCTTTCTGGTGAGTGTAAAGCGCATAGCGTTTCGCATCCATCAAGTGGTCCATGAATTTAACGGGTTCCTCAAGAACATTTCCGTTCTTGTCGGTCCGCCATTTATAGACAGCGCGCTCCTTATTAAGATTGACGTTCGACGGGAGCGTATAGAATTTGTGGCGTTTGCAAAAATCGATCCCGATGTTGACTTCCTTGTCGGCGGGGTAAACATTGAAGCCGGCCGCCGCGAACTCCTCGATGCGGTCCGGCTCCGCGCAATCGCAGTAGATGGGTCGGTGCCGATCCTCTTCAGGAATGAGCTCTTTAACTTTTTCGATAAGCTGGCTATTTGTGAGGTGGTTTTCGTAGAGGAGCTCGGTGAGGTAGCAATGCTCGATATCTCGGACGTTGATCTTGATGAGGCCCGAGGGATTGTTGAATCCAAAATCGAGGCCATAGATGATGTCGGAGTTTTCGTCGGTCGCCGGAAACTCCTGAACCATTTCATAAGGCCGGTAGATAACATTGGTGAGGACGCCCCATTCACCCTTGGCGTAAACCTGGTAGGCATTGACATCCTGGTCCTTGAGCGCTTCGAGGATGGCGATGTAATCCTCGCTAAGGAAAGGGTTGTCGAGATAATTTGAATGGATGATTTCGAGCTTTTCTGCAAAGGTCTGGGTGAGCATGAGACGCTGATTGATCCAGCTTTGTTCATCGGAAGGGTTGAGGCTGAGGTAAATTTTATTGGGGTTGGCTGTGTCGGCTGCCGAGCGTAGACGGGTTTGAATGACGATCCAGTCTTCCCAAGTGAACTCGCTCGCTTCTTCCAACCACATATCGTTCCAGTCGGTCGATTTGATTTTTTCGGGGTCGTCCAAAGAAAGGAAATTAATGGAGGCATGATTAGCGGGATTGGTAATGACATGGTTTGTCTTATCGTGATGAACCCGGCCGTAGACCCCGTATTCGGAAAGAAGGCCAACAACGAGCTTATAAGCAGTGAGGCGCAGAGCTGGGAATGTCTTACGAGAGATGGCGATTTTGCGGTTGGGGAGATTGAAAAATTTCTGGACGAGGATCTGCGCGATCGAGTGGCTCTTGCTCGAGCCGGCGCCCCCCACATTGATAACGTATTGGGCTTTCGAGCGGAGGTTGCGCTCATAGACCCTTGTGGTCAGCGCTTTTACGATCTTTGGCTGAATCATAATCGGCTGGCATAAATTGGATGATGACGGGAGCTCCGGCCGCATCGGAGAGCTCGAGCTTCTCGCTAAACATCTTGAGGTGTTTGCCCAGGAGCTCGAGCGCGCGGGTCTTGTCCCAGAATTTAATCTTCCTCACATGGCCCTTCACATCGTCCGATTCTATGGAGGCGATGGTTGAGGCGACGTCGTCAGATATTTGATGTATCTCTTTGAGCGTGCCGTCTTTATTAAAAAGTTTCCGGGGGTCGACCTCTGCTATGGAGAGAAGTGCATTCAGGATCCGCTCTTGATTGACGCCGGCTTTCTCTTGGATCTTGGCGAGCTCGGTATCAACGGCCGCGCGAACCATAGGTTTTGATAGGAGATCAGAACTTTGCTCCTGTGCGGCTTTTGGCGCATATCCGGCGCGAATCGCAGCTTGAGTGCCGTTTTGGTCTTTCAGGTATTCAGCAACGAATCTGCGTTGCTTGGGCGAGAGCGGTTTTCCGCTCATAAATCGTTCGTGGAAGTCTCGCGGGCGCGGTTCGGGACAGCCACTTCCTCGAACCCGTTAGGCGACAGCGAGACATCCACGACTTCTCCCGGACGAGAGACAGCCATCCGCCGTCCCCCTTTTAAATCGTTTTTCAAATTGACGATGGCAATCGCCAGAGCGCTGGCGACCTTGGGCCATGCCTCGGCGGGAATGATGGGGCGCACCACATCGGTGAAAAAAATAAGCGAGCTTTCAACAGAGCGGAAGGGTTCGTCTTCGTGCTGGCGCTTGGCGTGCTCGAAGGCGCGAGCGAAACTCTCGTCGTTCCGACGCCAATCATGGACGGCATCCCGCGAAATGCGGCAGGCCTTCGCCGCCCCGGAGATCGTCCCGATGCGCGCAAAGGCCTTTAGGAATGGGAACTTTCGGCGCTCTTTATGTGCCTTTGATGGTGTCACTATGCCCATGAGGATATACCACATGGGAAAAAAGCGTTATAGATGATTCGTTACAATTGGTTGGCTTGACGCAGCGGGTTGATGATCTTCTCGGGTGGTCCTGAACGTTGCGGGTGACGGAGACCGTAGGTTTCGATGTAGGTAAGACGCACCTGCCGGTGACGGTAGATAATCAGTTTCACGCACGACCAGGTCACGTTCATAAGACACGCGACCTCCTTCGGCGATTTTCCGGCTTTCAAATGACGGATGACCGCGGCCACGGTCTCCTTGGTCTGCTCTCTCAGGCGACTTCCCCCCTCCGGGTACTTCCCAAGTAGCGCTATTATGTATGGTTGTCCCGTATTTGGCAAGGTGCGACCTCTGGACTTTTTAAATTGAAAGTGCCATAATGTCGTCATCCTTCTTCGGCCTCTGCGCATACGTTGTGCGTTGCGCCTCCCATGCGAGAAAACGCGGCTGGTGACGAAATTAATCCGGCAGCCGGCGAAGGATAGCGGATCTAGAATGCCCATTGAGAAGGTCTTATAAGCCTTCAACACATTCTGAGCCCGGATAGTGGGTTAACCGATGGCTCCCTAAGTGCGTAAAGCGTAGATGAGTCATGAGAAAGCCGGGAGACTAATGTCCAACGAGTTGTGGCTGAGCATGCTGGCTACCGCGGTTCGTTGCGATCGCACAGACTGAGTTGAGGGTAGGTGCATGGCGTACATTGCACCGAGAGTAGATACCGAGGCTTGACAGGCGGGGAGAGACCCGCGCTTTTAAAATGGAGAAACTTTACGTCCTGGCTTACGTGGGTTCGACTCCTTTATCCTTAACAAAGATCGGTATGGTGATGCTGATACTCCTGTTGGTTTTCGGAATTTTATAGCGGAGGGCTGATGGAAAAAACAAAGCGAGTCGCCCTCTATGCAAGAGTTTCCACCTCTGACCAAACTTCCGACAACCAATTGCTTGAACTGCGGCGCCATTGCGCGTCTCGTGGATGGTCGGTTGTTAGAGAGTTCGTGGACCATGCCGTATCAGGCTCGAAAAAAGATCGTCCACACCTTCGTGAGCTTATGGAGTTTGCTTGGGCGGGAGATGTGGACTGCGTGTTGGTTTGGCGGTTCGATCGGTTCGCCCGCAGCCTGTCACATCTGGTCGAGGCGCTTGAGGAGTTCCGAGAGCGCGGTATTGATTTTGCCTCCCACCAAGAGCGGATTGATACTGGGACCTCCCAGGGGAAGCTCATGTTTGGGATCTTCGCTTCCTTCGCTGAATTTGAGCGCAACATCATTCAGGAGAGAATTCATGCCGGTCTCGCCCGCGCCCGTGCCCAAGGAACGCGCTTGGGCCGCGCTCCCCTCTCTTCCCGCAAGGTGGCCGATATCCTCACCCTGCGCGGGAAAGCATCCATTCGCGCCATCGCAACTCGAATTGGAGTTAGTAAATCCGTAGTCCACAAGGTACTGTCCACAAGACCTATCTCAAATGTGGCTTCCCCGCTCGACGGGACGCCTGTGGCTTTTTAAATGTACGCATGGCATCTGATTTATGGACATGCCCGCTGAAGTTAATAACAAGACTGAATTGCGGCGTGCGATCTGGGAGCTCTACTATTGGCAGCGTCTATCGGACGCCTCAAATTTCACGGCCATCCTTTATACGCTGATCTCGAAGGCGGATATATTGAATCGCGCGAAGCTCACCATGGCTTTCCCCTATGAATGCGTAGCCTATGAACTTTGGCAGGAATCGCTGGACGAAAATGAATTTTTTAAAAACTGGCTGGGAGATCAGACCTTACGAAAGAGGATCCCGTGATCACATTTCTGCTTATATTGGTCGGATTGATCAGCGGCTATCTCTGCGGTCAGCTCTATTGGCTGTGTGCACGTCATAAACCCCATAGGGTTATACTGGATGAAAAGGACTTCGCGGATTTGGTTCGTGGTCGTCCTGTGGCATTCTGTGATTCTTTTATAATAATCAGGCTTTCCGATATCGGCTGGGACCGGATGTACTTCCAAATCGAATCCGCCATGCGCGAAGCAGGGGCTGAGGATATCTGAGACTTCCTTCCGTTCTTTTTTCGGATCGCCCATATAAGACCTACCAGCGCGCCGGCAGCGCTCAAATGCCAAAGGATCTCAGCTGTCAAAAATCCTCCATCCTGTCCTCCATGGAAACGAGCTCTTTATAGTGAGCAAGAACAGAATTACGGATGGGGTCGGCAGTTGAAACAAGGCGCAGAGGCTCCCGCTTAAAAAGATTGAACATTGCTCCTAGGATTTTTCGCTGCAGGAAGATGGTTGTGAACAGCCTATCCAAATCACGGTCGTTATAAAGGCCAATGAAAACGTCTTGCCGGATCCTCTCGACCTCTGCATTGGTGAGCGCCCGACCCTCGGGAAGCACTTTTAGGTATCCCTCTTCTTCATCGGTTTGTAGGTTCGCATGAACGCCTCGTTGTCCAGATGGCACCTCAGGCCCTCGCCCAATTCCACGAGCCATTGGCCTTTGTATCCCTGAGCCCAGCCGCGCTGCGTTTCGTACAGGAAATCCTCGCGCGCCATCCTGATAGCACGAACAACCAGGCTTTTCTTTTTGAACCGCGTCCATTTCAGATTCTCGCCCAGCTTGACGATCATCCGATCACTTTGGCGACCAGGAGGGCAACGGCGGCCGAGACCAGCACCACGACGGCAAGCACGACCATTCTTTCCTTCAATGTGAAAGGTCCGCGCACGATCAGAGTCTAAACGACGATGGGTTTTTTAGGAAAGTATTTTTCGTTACATTCAGGAATAGCGACGGTAGCGATCGGCCGCGCTGGCGATCTGGCCGACCAAGGAGCGGAGGGAATGGACCTGGTTATAGACTTCCAGCGGATATTTTGCGGCAATCAGCGATTCGCATCGGTCGCGGAGATCGGCTAGATGCGTGAACATTTCGCGCTTAAGAATATCGGATTGAGTGTCGCGGTCTTGGTTCATCAAACGATTTTCTTATAAGTCGCCACGGCTATTTCCAAGGCCTCAATTCGCTCGCCCCATATCGCCGGCTCCGTTGGGAATTCCGCGACCACGTTCAAAAAACAATCGGCTGCGACAAAGATATCCGCGAGCTTGTGGAATCGCTCTACTGTGATCGTTGTGAACGGACCGCTCATTTTCCTTTTTTTGCTTTTCGTTTTTCCCAATAGGCCTTCATGTACGCTTTTTTTCTCGCGGCCGCTTCCGGACTCAGCCTATACTTGCGGTGCATCTGCTCCATCTGTTTTCCGGATAAGATACCTAGATCGGCTGCGGACACCAGGGGTTTACCCCCCCCCCCGCCTATTTCGGGTTCGCCGGTATCCGCCGGCTTTCCAAGAGAGACCGGGCTATCCGGGGGATTCGCTCCGTGAATCGTAAACCACACACGTTCGAGCGCCGCCATGTCCTGGCGGAAGCGCTGCTCGATCATCTCGCGGATGCGGCCGTATTCGTTGCCAGTCATCTAAAGCCCCGCGGCTTTTTTGCCTTCGATATCAGCCGGGTCATGATTCTGTGTTGCGTCAACCGCCACAATATTGCCCGCATTCTTAGTGCGCTGCTCCTCGGCTTTAGCGGCCGCGATCTCGTCATCCACGGTCATTTGCGGTTTGATATCGGCGGTCGTTATGCCCTCGCGTTCATAGGATGGCATCTTATCTCTCGGGGGTTTTTCGTCGCTCGTCCATTTTGAGGAATCGACATCAGGAGCTTTTTCCGGCGCGATATCGCAAGCGCAGACCCCCTGATATTCCGAACAGCCTTTACCACATGCAAACGACCACGACGCACAACACAGCAGAACCACCACCGTCTTTTCGATCATCTTCATTTTTAAGCCCTCCGTTTTTTGTACTGTTTTGCATTTATGATTCGTCCATTCGATACTCACAAGCGTTAAGATATCCCGATCTGAAATGCGCTGGGTCATTCCACATTCAGAACATCTATAGACCGTGTCGAATTGATCGCGCCATGTTTCGATCAATCAGAGTCCTCCCGCGCTTCTCGCGCGGTCTACTAAATTGTGGACGAACCCGCAGAGACATCGCTGATCGTCACTTCGATCCGCGGGTTCGCCTTGTCCACTTCGTAGCTGTCCGTCAGCTCCGTCAACCATTTCTGGGAGTCGTTCACGATCCTGGCTTGCTTCACCAGAGCGTCCAGAATCACTTTGGAGCCGGCGCGGATGTTGTCCCGATCCCGGCGCCGATCTTTTTCGACCCACTTTATGTGGATTTTGACTGGCGTCACGAACTTGGGGACTTGGCGGTATAGGATCCATTCAGCGATGCGGCGCTTAAGCGCCTTCCTTTTTTGTGCCCCGTAAAATCGGTAGTAAGGATTGCGCTGGTCCCGATCCGTTTCGTTCAGGCTTTCGAGCCGGCCGTCCATAACGAAAGTGAAGGTCATCGGTCATTTCAATTTCAAAAATGCTAGGCAGATCGCCATGGGGGCAGTATCGGCATCTACTTCCCATGAAGTCTCGGCGCGTCCGGGATTCATCCCAAGGTATTCCTGAATTCCACACGACACCTTTTCGGTTGCGTGCCAATACAGATGGAATGAATATCTCTCGTCCTGGTGAACAAATTCAACAACCTCCCACGCCGCCGCGATGTCGGTGGCATAGTGATTGAAATACGGAATATATTTCAGTTTGCACACTTCGCCTTTAGGATGCTCTATATTGCACCAGCCGAGCTTCCTCCCCACCGCTTCGTTAATTTCCTGATCAGTCATGCCTTCTCACCGATTTTTTCCCTGAAAAACTTTTCCAGCTCCTCGGCGCCCACTTCCACCTGTTTACATGCCAGCCGGAATGCCTCGAGCCTTTCCACGAATTTCCGTATGACGCGCGATTCCTCCGGCTCGGGGTTCACGCTTCCCGCCTCACTTTTTCGAGCTGATCGTTCACGCATATCAATAACCTAACGAGCCGGTTCACGTCGAACCTTATTTGCTCCGGGTTTGGCAGCGCGTCCTGTTTGTATTCGTGCGTCACCCGGTTGAGGAAGGTCATCTCCTCCCGGTTTAATCCTGGACGTCTCATGCGTTTTCCCCCTTGGCGCAAGATTTCTAATATGCGCGATCGCCGTCGATACAAGAAGGTTCGAGGCGCTCTGTGAAATGGTCCCGTCAGGATATAGGAGGCCGGCCTGAATGAGCCGATAAAAAATCCTTTGGCAGACCGTCCAGGGAACAGCGGCTTGCTCCGCCAACGCATCCATCGAATAATGAGATTCAGACCAAAGATTATTTGAGGCGTTTTCCCAAGTTTCATTTTTCTTGAGCGGTCGGTCTTGGACCCCTACATGCCCGATCATGGGCCACGCCGCCAGGATGCGCAACGCCTCGTCCGATTTCATGAAAAGGATAAGCGCCTGCGTGGAATCGCGAGATTTAATTAACTGCAACGCTGTCATATTGAATTGTCTCTATCTCTTCGAGCTCACCGTCTACATCCACGAACAGCTTCCGACAACCCCGGCAGATGAGGATGTCGCAACCGGCGCGTAAAAAACACCAGGTCCCGCGGGGGAGGTTTCCCTTGCGGAACCCGGCGTCGAATGAAACTCCGGTGCGCGTCGGCGCGTGGAAATGAAGCCCGAAAATATTCCCCTCCCGAAACAGTACCTCTCTAAATCTTTGCCGCGGCCTCCCGATGCGTTTCCTGGCGCGCTGCGGATTCGTCGATATCAACAAGGGGAATATCGAGAACCTTTCGGCGACCGTATTCAGCGCGGGATAGCCCTGTGTTTTTGACGCGTCTTAGAAAATCGCGCAGCTCGGATGAATTGAAGCGAACAACAACCCCGCGAATGGGGCGCTGTAGAAATTTGATCCGTGGTTTTTTTCCCATGGGAACCCTCCGTCTTTTTGTCACGCCGTTATTCTCCTATTTGATGTCGTCATAATGCCACATCTGTTTCGTTACAATCGTTTTAACCCTCGAATTTATTCCACAACCACAACATCACATACAAAGCCGCTAGGCCAAGAAAAAACCACATCGCCGCTTCTTTCAAATAAGTATTCATATCAACGCCTTCGTCTGTGGCTCCTCAACCTCGAAACGCGATGCGAAACCGAAGAGCTCCCGGCATAGCCGTTTAGCGTCCTCGAAACCGCGCTCAGGTTCCTCTGACGAAACAATGATCGCATCGCCCAGTCGTTCCTTCAGCCGGACGAGCGCAGACGTTACGATCAGATCATAGGGCTTAAAATGCGTATCGCATTGGCAATCATAGCGGCCGCCATCCCCTGGCCGTTCCCAATCGCGCACGATATATTTCCGGTCCATCAGAAAAGGTGCGCCGGCGCAATTGCCGCCACATGCACGCGTCAATAGCATCGGTCCGCCGCCTCCCCCCACATAGGGTTCCGCCGTTGGATCATAGGGTGGATCCACCTCTTCGATGCCGACTGCCTCTACTGCCGGCCAAGGCTCCCCCAAATCACGATATCGGTGCCCGCAATTGATGGCTCCGTTAAAAGCGATTGTTTCGACCCCCAAGTGCGGTTTTCCCTTTCCTAGCGGCCCCGCCAGGCGCATTCCCATGTCGCGCGCTCTTGAAAGGATCAAGCGAACATCCTCCACTGCCTGGGCAAATGCGCTCCGGTCGAATTCGGTGACCCTGGACCAGTAATGCGAATAAGGCATACGCCAACGCTCCTTTTGATCCCCATATTAGTGGCTACATTATGCCACATTGAGCGCGGAATTGGAAACCTCACGGGCATACCTCCGAATCCGTATCCATCGGCCAGAGCGTCGCACCCGAAGCCATATGAACGCTGGCACCCGGAAGATAAACATATTGATTGTTCAGGAGCTGAGGCGTCCAGCAGCGGAACCAATAATCTTGACCCCCCAAGATGCGGAAAACCGCGTTGGAAGTTCCGGTCTGGTCCGGTAAACCAATGGACGCACTGACGACATACAAATAAGGCACACCGTCCCCAACGCTCGGCGGCGCAGCGCCCAAATAGCTGAAAGTACTCACCAACACAAAGGAGTCCGGCGGTCCCGCAATCGTAACGATGGCTTGGCGTCCCGCTTTCTGAAAGTCCAGCACGCCGATCACGTTGTTAGGTTGCGTTTTTACATAAGTCGGATTACTGAACTGGTTGCGACCATTGGCAACGCTGATCCAATAACTTCCAGCCGGGACACCGGACATCGTATAGGTTCCGGTGTTGTCGGTCATTGAAGTCCAGTAGATATTCCCCAGAGAAGTCCTAAGTTCGATAATTTCACCCGGAAGAGCAAGCGTCGGTTTTTCACGCGCGTAAACATGCCCGCAGATATTTCCCGCTCCGCACCTCGGCAACGGCGGCAAAACCGTGACGGTGGCGTTCGCGCTGTTGCTTCCGATCGCATTTGAAATGGTGATCGTGTAGGTGATGGATCCTGCGCTGGCCGGCGTCGCCGTATAGGAATAACCGGATACGCTCCCGATGCCTTGATTGATCGTTTCGCTGGTGGCCGAGCCGCCGGTAAAGGTCCATGAAAGCACGACCGTATCGCCTAAATGGATGGTCAGCGGATTAGCGGTAAGAACGACGTTTGAGGGCGGCGAACAATCGGTGGAGTCGGCGATACATTGCGTCAATGGATTTGAGCCAGGATTGCAGGAGCTGGGGTTGCCGGTGCGTGTCTGTTCCATTTGTCCGGCGGTACAACCGCCAGCCGCACACCCGGCATTTCCCCAGGGAGAGAAACTCAGACACGGCGTGGAAGGCGGCGGGCAGGCAACAGTGCATAAACCCCGACAAGAACTACCGCGCGAGAATTGAACGGCACATCCGCATATGCCGAATGAAGTGCAATTGCAAGGCGCTACTTGGACAAATTGATCTGCTTCGGTTTGATAGGTCTGGGAATATCCGGTGGGCGACGAACCATCGGCAACACAAGCACTCGGACCCCCGCAATTTTCCCAGATTGTTGCCGGGGATCCCTCCCACATACTGCAATCAAAGGTAGGGCCGACCCCGCAAAGTTCCGGTGGGCCAGCCACTTGCCCGCAATCGCCACCCAATGTCGAATAAACCGGGGCCGCGCACATTCCCAATAAAAGCCCAGCCGACACCATGTTTTCCCATTTCATAAGTGACCCCTGTATTGAGACTTGGTTTTTCCCTTCATCCCCGCCGCCCGCTTCCCCTCTCAAGGACCCCCGAGCGGCGGAGGAAAGAGACTAAGGACAGGATCCCGACAATGCTTCGCGCGCGGAGAGCGTTCCGTTCATGGGACAGCTTGACCTATTTGCATAAATTTTGTAGGGCTCCGCGTCCTCCATCTGTGCGGGTGCCTGGATCCGCGCCACGCCGTCTTTATCAACCGCACCTCGCAGATGGCCTGGTTCAACCGAAATCTCTGTTCCCGGCCGACAATTCACCACGAGCAGCATTCCCATGCCGGCTGCAGGCGCCGTCGCCTCTCGTTCCGGAGCTGGTGCATAGGCTGGCAAATATGGAAGCAGCCGAACGATAAGAAGGAGTGTCTTCACTGGATCACCTCAACGCGCGGCTGGACCTTGAGCATCGCCTTTTTCAAACGTTTAATGGCGCCCACCTTGTTGCCGTACTCAAGCATCGAAAGAGAATATTTGATGGCCACATAGAGCTCGGCGGCCGCCTGCATATCAAGCCCACCGATCGCGCTGGGTTCCGTTCGTTTGGCCCGCACAATGGCATCTGCCACCAACGTGCGCGCGTCCTGGATCCCATAGATAATTCCGCGAATAAAATCAGAATCACCGCCTTTGCGCTGACGATTCCAATATTCGATCTGCGACTGGAGCCGTTTGTTGAAAGCGGATTCCGATATCATTAATTGGTTCCCGCCGTTTTTGTGAGGTTTGCTCCGCCGTTCCAAGATCCGCCCTGGCAATCGGTGATCGTGTATGAAAACGTGATTGAGCTTGCGGTCATGAATGTTGGTGTGGAAAGCATCATGGTGCCGGCACAGGTCCGGCTCGGTGCAGGAGCCGTCGGGCTCCATTGCGTTCTGGTGAGCGCCAGCTTCTGCACGTTGTTTCCTCCGGCGGGTCCGACCGTGAGCGTAACGTTTCCGGATGTTGTGGCGAATCCGGAGGATGTCGCGAATGTTCCCGACGCCTGGTTGCCGGATTGAGTCAAGGTCATCGTGATGTTGTAGAACCCGATGGCATCGTCAGTGCCGGTGCCGGACCAGACGCCGGCTACGTGCGGAGTCTGAGGCGCCGGCGTGTCATCCTTTTTACTGCAGCCGGTAGCCAAAGCGGCTAACGACAAAACGAGCAGGATTTTTCTCATGGTTATTTCCCCTCCGCTTTGATTTGTGGACATTTGCTCATTTTGTGAATAAGTTCCCAATCCAGAACAAATCCTTTTTCAGTCCGTTGTCCACATAGAGGACACTTTTTAACTTCAAGATCCAGCATCGGTATAGGCCGAGGTTCGCAGTCATCGCAGTGATGAATGTGTCGCGGCATTCCATCAGAATCTTTTTTGAAGTCTTTCATGGTCAATCTCCTTTATGGATGCGCCGTTTTTCCGCATACTTTTTTTTCATCTGCCATGGAACGAAGGACCGGAAATCAGCGGAACACCCTTCATCGCTCTCAATGCCGTACTCAAAAAGCATCCGCACTTTCTGCCAATAGGCGGTGAAATCTCCCATGTACCTTAAAGGAAACATCGCCATTTGCCAGAACGGCATTGGAATGAATTTCCAGACCAGCTCGCCTTTTTCCGATACGCCCGCCACGACAGGCTGGGTTCGTTCGTTCATCGAACGACCTCGCGGCCTGGAAGAACGTCCATTGATTTTTTCGCATACTGCTCGATCATGAAATCAATATAGACATTCCAATTGCCGGCGGCCTCCTCTAAGGTTTCGCCCATCGCCATGTGACCGTGAAATTCGCATTCAAGAATAAGTTTGAATCCCAGCGCATTATCTTGGACTGTGATTTTCGGAACCTGATAACATTGCGGGCACCTTTTGATTCCCAACGCTCCGGCTGTTTCTGTGGTCATGGCCCCCTCCTCCTTGCGGCTTTGTATCGCCTATTCCACTTTGGATGTACCATAATGTTGCCACCATTTCAAGGGGCAATTTCAGAATAATTTTGATGTAAATAGTTGTTAACTATTGTCCGCGCTTTAGGTATGTTTTATGGACGGCTTGGGTGGTTGGAAATTTGGGGAGGCTTTCTACAATGGCCGAAATTTAGCCGCTAAGGCCGATTTTACGATTTGGGGTATTCAGGGACCTGGTTAGGGAGAAAGGCCTAAAACAGTCCGGAAAGCGGCCATTGAGTGCGACTTGGCGCGCCCTTGGCTCATGCTACCGCCATCTCTGCCTCTGGCGCCTCAAGCAAGAGGCCCATGCGCTCACGTCGGGACTGCTCGATAAACTCCGGGGTTATCTCCTCGCCGGGCGGCGGCGGCTGATTGTACTTTGCTATCGCGCTGCGCTCCTGCGTTTTACGCCACTCGTCGAGTTCGCGCTTTTTCTGCTGGCGCGGACTATCCCCTCGCGCCCGTGGGTTGTCCCCTACGGCCCTCGGGTTATCGCCTCTTTGCCTGGGTGTTTGCTTTAGACTTGGACCTGGAGGCGTAGCCGAATCCCCACTTGGTGGGGTAAGGGGCTCTTGTCTTTTCTTAACTTCTACACCTCTACTTCTAGGGATAAGGGGTGGCTTAACCGGGTGGTTAAGGCGTGGCTTAAGGGGGGGGTTAACCGAATTCAAGAGCTTTGGATTGCCGCCCATTATTCCATTTTGCCTATTTATCAACCTGATTGATTCGTCTCTTACCATGCGGCGCGAATAAATAACTCCATTTTTAGTCCTCGAACTTACCCCAAACTTGTCCAATTCGCGCACCCATTTTGTCACCATTTTTACCCCAAGTTTTCCCCCCATCCCAACACGCGACGCAAGCTCCGAGAGTCCTATGGGTCCTCCCATCGTTTGGAGATGGCCATAAGGTTCCCCGTGGTGCATCATGCCAAGCATCCGCATCCAAAGGCCCTGCGCGCCCATGGAGCAACGCGAAAGTGGAACATCGTTTGTGTAATCGTCATAGCTGAATTTTACCCATGGCAATTTTCCTGAATCATTCATGGTAGCCCCCTGTTTTCCCGATTTATTTTTCACCGAACTCCGGCCTCTTCCCTTGCCGCATCCGAGCTAATTTGTGAACGTACCTTCTGCAGCCCATAAATCAAAGGTGCAATCATGCTCTGTTCAATTTCAATTCCGCGGCGTGTGGCCCGTGGACCTCGCTTTGTCTTGCGCCAGAAACGAACATCGAGCATTTTTTTACCATCGAGCTCAAAGGGAATTAATTTGATCAACTCTTCCATCATGTCCTCCTTGCGACATAGTGTTGCCAGCCGCAGTATCGGGGATTATGCAAAAGGTTTTGAAGGAAGTAAAACTATTTTGACTTTGGCAGGCGCTTTGCTTTTTTTCTCGTCGATGTTTCCCATCGCTGGATAATGACGTCACAATAGCGCGGATCAAGTTCAAGACCGATAAAGCGGCGCTTGGATTGTTCGCAACCCATGAGTGTGGATCCGGATCCCGCGAAGAGGTCGAGCACGGTTCCGCCGGCCGGACAGGAATTATGGATTGCATTCGCGCTGAGCGCCACGGGCTTTTGCATCGGGTGAACGTAAGCGCTGTTGGCATCCTTTGAAAATTCCCAGACGGTGGTCAGGGTGCGGCCGCCGGCCCAGTAATGGTGCTTGCCTTCTTTCCAGCCATACCAGCAGATCTCGTGTTTCCATTGATAGTCCGCTTGTCCGAGCACCAGGACATTTTTTACCCAGATGATCTGCGACTGAACGTGGATCCCGCCATCGCGCAGCGCTTTAACGATCTCATAGCCCGAGTCCATCGATGCGCTCCAGCAGTAGAGCGGCGCCGATTCCTTGGCCGCAATCAGAATCGATGCGACCCAGTGCGAGCTGAAATCGTATAGGCTCTCGCCTTGTTTTTCGTCGTTGGCGATGGCATCCCAGCGCTTTGCGCGTGGGTTATGATTGGCCTCGCCGAATTTTACCCCGTAGGGAGGATCTGTGAATACCATGTCGGCCTGGGCGCCGGCCGCCTTCATCAACCGCTCGATATCCGTGGTCACGCAGGAATCTCCGCAGAGTAGAAGATGGTCGCCCATCTGAATCAAATCCCCAGGTTTTGACACAGCAATCTTGGGGGGGGGTGGGGCTTCGTCTTCTATAACTTCTCCGCTGCCGGCGAGATCTTTCAGAAGCTCATCGAGCCGAAGATCCTCGAATGGTTCCGGCATCTGTTCTTTTAAATCCACAAGGAGACTTTGAAGCTCGTCGGTAAATTCGCCGGCCACCGCCGGATTGTTCAGTGTGATGTTGAGCGCCCGTTCATCGTTTTCGTCGAGATCGACGACAACCACGTCCGCCTCCTCCGCGCCGTGATCCATGAGCGCCTCACGCCGCTGATGACCACCGATGATTTGCTTCGATCGTTTATTCCAGACGATGGGCTGCACGAGTCCAAAACGCCGAAGGCTTTCGCTTAAGCCCTGCATGGACTCTTTGGAAATGGTGCGCGGATTGTAGGGCGCGGGATCCAAATCCTCGAGCCGCATTCTGACGATTTTATGATGGGGAAGGACGGGAGAAGGCCTTTGTTTTTTGATTGATGTGCGCGTGGTACCGAGGGGAAGAGGCGGCTTTGGCACGGCGCTATTCTATTACTCTATCGGCATCCCTGCAATGCGGCTACTCGGACCCACTTCGTGCGCATCAGGTGAGCTTGGAAAAAATCGCGCATGTACGGATCTTCTTCCTCGAAGGCGAGGCAAATGAAATTATCGACGATAGCGAGGAACTCCTCCTCGGTCATGTCAGGGTTTCGCATAATTGTCGAGTTGGCTGAAGTTAATTAGAGAGCGATCTTGTAAAGTCAAATAGACGTAGGCGATCTCGATCGCGCAGCCGGCAACCAGGATCAATATTATTTTTTTCCAGGGCATTGGCAGTCGATGATGGCCCAAATGGTCATTAACAAATAGAGTATGACGAAGATCAACCCCGGCAACATTCCCGTCCAGCTTTCATTGATCGGTTGGAACGCGGGGGTGTACTTCACGGCTTGTCCTTGAGGGCGCGAATAGCTTTAGCCAATGCTTCATAACCCCACTTGTCCGCAATCTCAGCCGCTTCTTCCAGGGTTTCGGCGCGGGCTTCTTTTGCGGCCTCATCACATTCCCGACTCAAGAAATCTTGAAATGCATCGACGACGGTCTCAGCTGAATATAAAGGCTTTGAGAGCAATCCTCCTGTAACGTTGTCATAGACTGTTGGGATCTGTTCGAGTAAAAAATGGTAATCTATAAGCTCTAATTTGGCCTGTTCAATATCAAAGGCTTTTCCGTTCACATCGATATCACTCCAAAACTTTGCCGCCTTTATAGTTTCCTTCACTCTCTTCTCAGCGAAGGCAGTGAGGGCTTGTGCTAGGTAAAGAATGTCTCGTTGACGCAGATCGTTGTCGTCATATTGGATTTGCATTTCGTCCACGGCACGAGCAGCCACTTCCTCAGCAGTTTTCATTTCCCAGCCGCCTTGCGCCAGGCTTCGTAATGTGTGGGATACATTTCCCAGTATCGTTTATCCAAAGCAATTAAATTCTCCGCCGCTTCCAGTCGGGCGAGAACAGCTTTCTGCAATACATGACTCCCAACTGTAGGCGTTTGATGTCCACTATCGCAATCGCACTTATTGAGCATTTCTTTCAACCGCTTCAAATCGTCGTCGGTGAAGGTCACTAATCTTCCTCTGGTCCCATTGATGTAAACGGATCGCCCGAGATCTCTTTAGGTTCGCTGAAATGTTTTTCAGGCATTGGATCTCCCGGCTTGTGGCCGCTCCACGCATTCGCGTCCTTACAGGTAGCGAAGTGGGATACCAGCCACCGCTCGCCGTGCAGACCGCCCGGCTTTACCGCGATCAATTTGTTCCCGACCTCCAGCACGCTGAACACGAGGGCCTTCGGATCGAGAGGGACCTTCGCGCCGTGCTGCGTCTCGGCCCACACGATCTCGCGGCCACAACTCCGGCATTTTGAGGGCGTCATAATCGAATTGGGTTATGAAAAAGATTGTTCACAAAACCGATGTCTCTTCTGTCCAGCGCTAGATACGCTCTAACCAAACAAATGTTACAACTTGGCTTCGCGTGTTCCTTGCAAATACGGATCGTCTCTGGATAATCGATGATCGTCATGCTTTGGCTCCCTTCGCGCGCGTGACGCGTTCCTCCGGCAGGATCCCACCTGGCGCGTTGTATCTCCGCGCGAGCTCCTCATGCACCGCCGGGAAGGCCCTCTTCAGAAGCTCCATATTGTCGCTATCCGCCTGTCTCATTGCCGCCATGATCAGAGCATAGAATGGATGATCGTGCGAGGAGATGAGCTTTGAGATTTCGTAATCGTAATGGCTCAAGGCAATTGCACTCCCGCTGCGTCTATGTATGCAAGGGCATATGCGCAGAATTCGCAGGAGACAACGGAATTTTCTTTTTTGTCGAGCTTCATGGGAACACCTGGCAGTTCATCCGATTCAAGGCATTTCACGGCATCGTGAACGAGCTTTACTGCGCGAGCCGGGTCGCTCTCCAGCTCCACAACGGCCGTGTTGAACTTGAATTCACCATGACCCGTAACATTCTCCGGCCAATAATACCCCAAAAATGCCCGACCATTTAGAGGGAGCTCGCAACCCTTCTCCATGAGAAGGTGATAGATGTCGAGCTGGGTTCCGTAATACTCTTCAGATGCGCCTTCCATGGGCGCGGCGCCGCGCGTCTTATAGTCGTAAGGGCTGCAGAGACCATCCGGCCAAACGATGATCTCGTCAAGCGCTCCAGAGAGCTGCGCGATCCCGTCGATATCGATGATGAGGTTTCGCCAGTTCCGCCAGAGCTCGAGCTTCTCCCGATCTGGAAAAGGTTTAGCTCCTTCGAGTTCGGCCATTTCAGGAGGGAACGTTCCGGCTCGGACGTGCGAGTCGAAGTAGGTCTTAAGCACCCGGTCTACGCCGCCCGGCAATGACGGGAACGGCCCGCGCGGGTGCTTGATGCCGTGGCGCTGCTCGAGCCAGAAGCACCGCGGACACTCCTCGAACGTGCCCAGGGTCGAATTGGAAAACCGAACGATATCGCCTTTTTCGTATGCCTTTTTTTTGATGCCCATTATTTGTTCCCTCCCAGCGCGTGATTTTCGCTCTCGAAACATTTGATCCCTTTGAATTCGCCCATGTTGCCTGCCAAGTCACGCGCCAGCGATTCCAGCCGGCCGGTTAGCTTCTCCTGGTCGATGAGGGTATGATAGCGCGGCGTCTTGGCGATGTAGGTGAGCACTGCGCCGATATCCTCGATGGTGACGATGTATGTTTTTTTCCACACAGCGCCTTTGATCTTTGGCATCTCGATTTTGACTGGCGTAAATGCGACGGGTTTCTTGGCGGCGATCATGGCGGCTTTCGGTTTATCTAAATCCATGAGCGTTTGGATTTTCTGCTCGTGTTTCTCCTCAGCTTTCGCCAGGAGCTTGGCATTTTTGCGCTCCTCTTCTTGCTTTAGTTTGAACGCGATATCCGCGCGTTTTCGCGTGACGAGCGCCATCACGTTGTCCTTCCAGGTTTTGAGCGGCGTTATAAACTTTTTAATTTCTTCGTTTTGATCGAACCATTTTTTATGCCAGAACGCCCGAGCCATTCCGAGGTCGCCCTCCTCGATGTTCCGGATCATATCCTTCTTTTCATTGCACCAGGCGACCGCGTCGTTCAGCTCCTCGACGGTCTTGGCTTCTTTCACCTGCGCCATCACCTTGGCCGCCTGCGCCTCGATTTGCGCCGCGCTCGTCCGGAATAGCTCCCGTTGTTTTTCGTCGATGGTCATCCCTTTGATCTCTGTCATCTCCATTAACTGGCTCATAAGCCCTCCGTTGTTTTTTAGTAAGCCAGGGCCTCCGTCAATTTTACTCTAGGTTGCCCTGTGCGTTGTACCGTTATTAAGTTCCCTTCCCACACGGCATAATCGTGGTCATCGTCGAATTCCTTCACGCGAAATTTCCCGTTTTTTTTGAGCTCAACACCGAAGCGCCGACGGAAATTTTTAGGATTGTCCCAAGCTGCCACAGCCATTTCCTGCGCAGCCGTTTGAATGGCCGTCCACCATGGCATCGTCCCAGTCTTAAGCTCCACGATGGCTGCATCACCGTCGAGAATTATACCTTCTCCGTCGGGGGTGACGCCATAGGAATAATCGGGGTGGTAGATGGGGATTTCCCTCATGCGGGGCTTAAATCGCCAGACCTCTTTGAACTCGCAATAGGCCTCAATATAAGCGAGGTATTCCGGTGCAATATCGTTCCAAACGATGTCTTGTTCATCGATCAGATGGGTCGCGCGGTGGACATATTGACCGCGGTATCGACTTTCCTCGGTATAGTAACGATCGTCCACATAGCGGATCTGCAGGAAGGTTCCCGACGGGCTCCAGAGGCGCTGTCCCTTCATGTGGTATTCGTGCGGGTCGGATACGAAATTAAACGACGGATCCCGCCGCTTCTCGAAGGTCCAGCTGGGAATTCCTTTAAGCAGCTTTGTGGCTGGCATGATAGCGGCCCTTGTCGGGTCCGTCTCCGATGTAGAGCATGTCCTCGCCGGCATCGATCATGACACCACAGATTTTGCAAGGCGCGTTAAACTTCGCAGCCATAGGACGTGCACCGGCCAAGTTCACCTTACGCTCCGGCGGTGGTTCTTCATCGGACGGTTTCTCAGATGCCCGTTGTGGCATCGGCGCGCGCGAGGTATCGGCTACGTTCTGGCGGATTCCCTCCGGCATATCCTCGATGTCCTGGTCAAACACATCCGAGGCGGCCGTGCAGGTGAGTGTCGCGTCCACGAGCGCGCGCTTCTTCGCCATCTTCAAAACCGTGTTGGCAACGTCCGCGATGTTGGCCCGGATCTGCTGGACTTGGAAAGGTTTCTCGCGACCATCCTTCCAAATTTCGCGTCGCCGGTCTTCTGGCGTTTCGTCAAATTCCGATGGGAATTTGGCCTTGATCCATTTGTACTTTGTCTCGTTCGATGAGCATTCCCCAACGCCCCATCCGATTTCATTTCGCGACACCTGGTGCGTGACCATGATGCTGACGCGGTAGCGAATTTCATCCGGCGTCGAGAGATCTTCAATGACCGGCTTTCCGTTCAGCTTGAAGAGCACCATGATTTTCTCAGCGCCTGGTTTGTAGAGCGTTGGCTTGGGCGTGCCCGGAATGATCCCGTAATGCACGTCCTTCTTGAACACCGACTTGAGCACGGTCTGAATCAGATTCACGTTGGCGCGGATTTCCTGCGCAGTCAGCGTCATAGGTTCCGGCGGTCGGACTTCAGGTACAGCGATTGCGGTTGTCATCTGGGGTTCCTCCAATGCGTTATGGGGTTTACGAGGCGGCGGCCTGCGTGGGAATTTGCGTCGTTTCATCGTTAAGCCCTCCGATAATAATCATCCCGTGGCTTAATGAGTGTACCATAATGTTGCCACAACAGGCGAGAAAAAAAGAAGCCCGAATTCACAGGGTGAGAATCCGGGCTCCTCTTGGTGATACTTTTTTCGGGATGTCCGGAGGGCTTATTTCCGAACAGTTAAATCCTAGCAGAACTGCGAATCGTTACACAAGTGTTTTTTGTGCAACCACGTCCGGGTTGTCCCTGAACTTTCCGTTTGCAGGATCCCCCTTCTTGCGGTGGTCGTTCCAGGCATACCAGCCGCCGATACGCACGCCTGCATAGATCGGCCAGCGGCGCCAGAAGGGTAAACCAATCACACCCATTGCTTCGAGCAGAACCTTATCAGCCAGGACGCGGGGAACGAGCGCACAATAATAAAGCCAGTCATGAATGACGGCCGGCTCGTGCGCCGTATCCCCCAGCATGGCATAGATGATCCCAATACGCGGGACGCTGGCGAAGTCGGTGAAGAAACCGACGGCCGCCGTAAAGGTGCGCCCGGCGACGTCGCTCTGATAGCGAAACGGATGGTCGGCAACCTCAAATATCGAGTCGCTTATTTCCGTCACGACGAGCGGATCAAGGAATGCGCTCATTTGGATTCTTCAGTTTGTGGAGCGGCCGCAGGAGCGTCGGCCGCATTGATGGCCTGTTTCAGATTTTGCGCGGCGGTCAAAAGCGCCACCGCCCCGGTGGTTACGGCCTGGACCTTTGGATCCGCCTCGGCTGTCTCAACGGCGGCGCCGGCCGCCGCTTGTTCGGCCGCAGTTACGACCGTCGGCGCTGTGTGCTTAAAAATCCCCTCGATGAAGTCAACCAGCTCTGATAGTACGGGCACGTTCATGGTTTATCTCCTTTTGATTGTCATTTGTAGTAGCCTCCGAAATTTCCATACCACACAGTCCCGGTTGATGATGCCGGCGTTACGAGCCATGCCACCGTTGTTCCGGCCGGGAACATTAAAGGCGGATTGAACGAAACAATTCCGCTGCGCGAAATGCCGGCGCCGGCCAGCTGAGTGGTATAGCCGTGGATCCCATTGATCGAAAAGTAGGCCGCTCCGAAATTGCTCACGGACGTCGTGAAGGTGAGATAGTAAGACTCAGCCTCGGCGTATTCCAGATAAAAGGTGACGCCTATTGGAACAGTGTAAGAGGCGACCGTCTGCCCGATGGTGGTGGATCCCGTAATCTGATAATTCTGAACGAGCACATTCGTTCCGGTGCTCGTTTGGACCGATACCGACTGCACGGCCGGGAAGTTCGTCACTGCCACGGATCCACCGATGTTCGAATAATTCGGCCAATTGGAGATCTTCAGGCCTTCTCCGTCGCCGATGGCAGGGATCGCGGCGAATCCGCAAAGAATGGCGGCGATGAACGCGCGTGATCTCAAATCGATCAGGCCTCCTGGCCCAAAATGAGAACCGGCGACGCATAATCCGGCGGCGCGCCGATATCGAGATGGACGTGCAGAGGGCAATCCTCGATCCGTTTAAAGCCGGCTTTCATGGCGGCGTACACCAGCCAATAACGATAGGAGTCGCGTGCGAACCCTTCGGCCAAATGTCCCAGCCCGAGATCGGCCGCCTTGCCTTCATAATGCGTGCTATGCCCGCAATGCTGACCACCGGTCGTGAAGGTGAGAATGATCGGAAGGCCGAGCAGTCCGCGCGTGATATCGAGCATGGTTGGCATCGGCTCAACAAGCCCAGCCACTTCCTCGTCGGTAAAATAAAGCAGGTTCATAGTATCCTCCGTTTCATGCGAAAGTGGCAGTTTGTTCTTTCCTGCAGTATTCACACCAATAGGACTGGCCGAATAGATCATCCTGGGTGCAGATCATGACGCGGCCGCAGCTACTGCACGTCTTGGTCGGTGGGATCATCGAGCGGCTCCTTGATCACGAAATGGCGATGCCTCGATTTGGGATGCTT